ACGTTTGAGCCAACAAACTCATTAAAGTTTTCAGCTATCTTTAACTCGTGTATATTTCTGTTTTGTATTCTATCAATAAGAGTATCAAACATAAACGAGTCTTTCTTATTTATAACAATTACTTTTACAAACTTTTCGTTTAAGTAATCCAAGTCCATATTCATATAATCAAAGTCGTTTGAGTCATCATAATAGATCTTTTCAAATAATCTGTTGTGATTTCTTACAGCTGTAATCTCTCTTGTGTCTGTATCAAATATGTGAAAGTATTTAGGATCATCACAGTCTGACCATGAGAACTCCATTTGTGAACCAAGATAAGTAATGTTGCCATTAGTAGATTTAGTATGAAAGTGGCCAGATAATACTGTTTCAAATCTTTTGAATACATCAGGTGACATTCCGTCTTTACATGGAATACCTTTATGCATATCGAATCCAGTTAACTCTAAGTGAGCACCTACAATGTCTGCATCACATGTTTGTAAAAACTCATATATCTGTGCCTCGTTTTCTGAATTAATCCATGGCAGTAAAGCCATTTTCATTCCGTCATAATCCATAACTGTAGGATCCATAACCAGATGAATCTCATTCATATAGTGGCCAAGTAATTCTTTAAGAGAGTTTAGATCATTTGTATTTTTATAATAGACATCGTGGTTACCAGGAATAAGATCCATAGTAATACCATACTCTCTTAGTTTAGATAAGAATACTCTACGGTGATGATTTAAGCCTTTAATAGAGATAAAACGACGATTATCAAAGTAATCTCCCAAGTGAACAATGTGTTTAATATTGTTCTCCAACATATATGGAAAGAATACATCTCTATAAAACTTTTCTTGTACGTCTAAGAAGATATCTGCTGAGTTACGAACACCAGCGTGTGTATCATTAAGGATTGCAAATTTCAATTATAAGAACTCCGTTAAGTCTGAGTCAGCATACACTGATCTCTTTTTTCTAGTTTTCTTTTCTTGTATAGCAAATTCTTTTACTGCCTTATCTGTATCTTTAACTCTGTCAATTCTTTCTCTAAGATTATCGACATAAGATTGAATTTGTTGATTAGCATCTGGGTCGCCTTCAGACAAGAAGTCATGTAAATCCATTTGGGATAACCATTTGAGTTTAATGTCTTGTTGTTTCTTTTCTTTTGCTATTCTTCTTAAGAATGCGTACCAAGTAATCTGAGTAAAGTACGCGAATGCATTAGCTTTACCGGTTCGTGTAGCAGTCTCAATATTATAATTCTCAATTGCCTTAAGACAGTTTTCTACTCCGTCCATAACCATCTCTTCTCTATAAGTATACCTTACGAAGTTTTGTTTATGGGATAATCCTTCTGCTATCTTTAAAAAAGATTCTGCAATATAATCTGGAACGGTAGGTACTTTTACTTTTGCTTTCTTTGCTTTTCTTACTTCCTTCACATAGTCAGTGACTGCAATAGAAAAATTATTGTTATTTACATAATGTAGGTTTGGTTTTCTAGCCATAATATAATTCCTTTTATATGGTGTCTATTGTACCATAGTTAAGGTAAAAAGTACATACGCAATTAACTAAAAAAAGTCCTGTACTTTTGGTCCCAAACGTGGTACAATAAATTAAGTTGCTGGGGCCGGTGGATACTAATGCAAAGTATCGTCATCTTTCTTATTAAATAATTTAACTACATTAGAATTTTCTTCTTTATCAATTAAATCTAATTCTTTAGCTTTCTTTTCTTCTAATCTTTTCTGAGCTTTGTTTATAAAATCTCCAGCTTTCTTAAGTTCATCTTTAAATTTATTTCTGGATTCCATTTTATATTCATATACTTTGTTCATCTCTTCTATACCAACTACGTATTGATCCATTAGTAACGGAGATGGATCGCATTCAGCTATGACTGCATCGCTTTTAAGTGAGATAACTTTATCTTTTTGTTCTCCGTATACCATCCAAGGATTGAGTGCATAATATCTGTATGGCTCTTCATCTGGATCTGAGTCGTATACTTTTAATTCTAACTTCATTACATTCTTTATAAACATATCCCAAGGATAAGGATAGTCATAAACTTCTGGGTCGACGCTTTGGTCTTCTATTATTTCACAGATAATCTCTTCACCGTTTGCTAGTTTAAGTTGTCTTATGTCTTTCATATTTGCACGTCGTAGATCTTATGTTTAAATTGTTCTTTATTATATATCTTTACTCTTTCGGCACAGTGTTGGAGTGTAAAGTTTTGTCGACTGTGCCAATGTAAATCATCTGCTATATCATATAGTTTGGTATCTCTACCGTCATCACTTTTTCTGAGTCCTCTACCTATACTCTGTAATACTCTAATTTGAGACTTAGAGGGAGAGGCGAATATAATATTATGTAGGTTTCTTATATTTATGCCTGTACTAAATGTTCCAAGTGAGGCAATTACTATAGCATTCTTTTGTTTTTCAATAATACCTCTTATAGCCTCGCGATCGGAAGTGTCGGTTTCGCCTGAGACGTAGAATACTTTATTACTTGATTTATCTTCAATCATATCAAATAATATCTTTCCGTGCTTCTCTACATATTGAAATAGTACTAGTGTATTACCCTGTTGAGTTGTTGCAAGGTTAGTTATAAATTTATTTCTTGGTTCATGTTGTACAATCCAATCTATTTCTTCTTGATATGTCTTATTACCAAATGCTTGTCTTATTTCTTTATCGTATTTAAGCATGATAATCTTAATGTCTAAGTCTGCAAGTGTTTTATTTACTTGTAAGTCTTTTGTCGTAATAACTTTTTTAACTGGTCCAAATAATCCAGTTAACACTAATCTATTTACCTGTGTTCCATCAAGTGTACCTGTTGTTCCATATCTGTATTGTGCTTCAGTACACTTATTCATTATATTTGATAACGATTTAGCTTTAAATCCATGACACTCATCGCCAAATACACAACCAAATTGTTCAAACCAGTCTTTCTTTAATTTGTATATAGATTGCCAGGTAGATATAACTATTCTTTTTTCAGTATTCTTATCTTTACCTGAGTATATAATATGACATTCTTTTTTGGAATCAAATCCGTATGTCTTAAAATCACTAAACATCTGCTCGACGAGCGACGTCGTCGGGACTACAATTAATATGTTTTCATCGTGGTTATCTAAATACCAACGCAATAGAGTATAGATGATAAGTGATTTACCTGAGCCGGTAGGTGATTGTAATACGCCACGCTTATTCATAATTCCATAAGCTATAGCGTCGTATTGATAGTCTCTTATTTCAAATGGAAGACCAAGATTGTTAATATACTTCATTAACTCCATGTGATTAAGAGGATTCTTGGTATTAGGCAATCCGTAATTATCGTCCTCTCTCATAGTAAGAGTATAACCACGATTCATACAGAAATCTTTTAGTCTCAGATATAAACCTGCGTTTAATTCGTTTGTAAGTCTATTGAATAAACGAATCTTACCATCCCACAGTTTTTTACGATATAAGGGTTGGAATTTATATCCAGGTGCAAAGAATGAGAAGTGTTCTGATAGTTCCCGGCTGATGCCAGGCTCACAATCAACAAACAACATACTATTATTCTTTAGAGTAATCTCTAAATTATCCGCCACTCTCGAATTTTCTCCATTCGATAATATTTTTTATGTTTTGATGTCGCCAATTAAGACTACTTATAATTTCGCTAAGTGTTTCAATTACTGTTCTATAATAAGTTAATCTATCTTGAGAAGCTTGTATTTCTGGATCAGAATTATAGTAGTGTTCCATTTCACCCTTTAATACTTTTAATCCATCAAATGGATCTGGATTCCATCCTTTAGCAGCAATTTCTTCTTGAGATAATTTGCCATTGTACCACAGCCATTTATCTTTCATTAATAAGTTATGGTCATTATCTACTCTTTTAAAACTAAGTTTAGCTTCAGCTAAAAGCTTGAGATATTTTGCGTGTAAGATTGGGGTGTTTAAGGAAGTTTCATCTAATCGCATTTTATCAATTTTGCAATCTTCTTCCCACGTTGCGTGGAGTTCTTTTAAGTTCATAATA